GGATCTGCTGCTACAACTGCTTCAAGTGCTTATGCAACTGCTGCACAGGGTACACTTGCTGCTTCTGCTACACAACCAGGTGACTTGTCAACTGTAGCAACCAGTGGAGCATACAATGATCTAACTGGCAAACCTTCATTATTCTCTGGTGCATATAATGATTTAAGTGGCAAACCTACACTAGGCACTGCTGCTGCGACTGCATCAACTGCATACGCTACTGCTGCACAAGGTGCACTTGCTGCTTCTGCATTACAAGCAGAGACACTTACAATGACACAACTCAAAACTGCTGCTGCGAACTCCGCTACTTATGCTGCGTTCCAGGCTGCAATCGCTGCTTTATAATTATGAACAAAAAACCATTCCCACTTAAATTTGTCCCTTTATTATTTGTACTGTGTTGCATAGCATCACTTACTATAAATGTGGTACCCGTACTTGCTAATCACTTGCCAGTGATGTATGTACAAGTTCCTCAATGGGCAGATGACTGGGCAGTGTGTGCTGTAGATATTCCAGATGCTAAATGTCATTGGTATGTTATGGCACCCGACAATACATTCGGTGAAGGATTCGACTGGGAGAATGCTCCTTGGTTTGATGCTAATGGATTAAATGATGTCGCTCCTATGCAAAAGGAGACTGTAATGGTTAAATTACAAAAGCACTAATATGGCAACTCCAAATAGTAAAGCAACACTCAAAGAATACGCACTTCGCAGATTAGGTAAACCTGTACTAGAAGTCAACGTTTCTGATGATCAAATAGATGATGCTATCGATTACGTAATCGAGAAGTTTCAAATCTATCATTACGGTGGTGCAGAAAAAGTTTATCTAAAACATCAGATGAGTGCTGCTGAAGTCGCTGCGTTTCAAGCAGATAGTACCGAAACAGTAAATGGTGTTGATTTTAAATATCAAAATAACTACTTACAATTACCAGATTATATAACAGCAGTGAATGGAATCTTTACTTTCCAAGATAAAGGTACTGCTAATATGTTTGACATTCGTTATCAGTTAAGATTGAATGACTTGTTTGATTTTACATCAACACAGTTCTATCATTACTATATGATTCAAACTCATCTTGAGACTATTAATTTCTTATTAGAAGGAATGAAACCTACAAGATTTGCACATACAACAGGTCGTTTATATATTGACTTTGATACCCAGACTGATATTCGTGAAGGTGAGTATATTGTTATGGATTGTGTTCGTGCATTAGATCCAGTTAACTTTACAAAGATCTATAATGAGATGTGGGTTAAAGATTATACTACAGCAATGATTAAGAAATATTGGGGAACAAATTTAACTAAGTTCCAAAACGTTCAACTTCCTGGTGGTGTTACTCTAAATGGTGAGAAGATCTACAGTGATGCTGTAGAAGAACTTCAACAGTTAGATGAACAACTTCGTAATACATACGAAACTCCACCAATGGATATGATTGGATAATGGCAACTAATTCATACTTTACACAAGGCACAACTGGGGAACAAGATCTTATAGAGAATCTTGTTATAGAACAGATAAAGATGTTTGGAAAGAATGTCTTCTATATGCCTAGAACTTTAGTAAATGAAGATACAACATTTACTGAAGATGCTTTGTCTAAATTTGATGATGCCTATGAGATAGAAGCATATATTGAAGATCCAACTGGATTTACTGGTGATGGTGATCTCTTTACTAAGTTTGGTGTAAGGATTTCTGATCAAGTTACATTTATAATATCAAGAAAAAGATTTACAGAAGCAGTTGATGACAATGCACAACTGATTGTGGAAGGAAGACCTAACGAAGGAGACTTGGTTTACTTCCCTATGGCAAATAAAATATTCAAGATTATGTTTGTTGAGCACGAACAACCTTTCTACCAGTTAGGAAAGATCCACGTATGGGGTCTTAAGTGTGAACTATTCGAGTTCAGCGACGAGCAGTTCGATACAGGAGTTACTGCAATCGATCAAATCGAACAAGACTTTTCTGTATCTATCACTGTCAATTTTGCTACAGGTGGAACTGGAGACTTTACAGTCGGTGAGATAGTAGCAGGTGGAACCTCTAATATTACAGCAGAGGTTAAGTCTTGGGATTCTGCTAACAGACAGTTACAAGTCTTTAATAGAACTGGTATATTCACCATACCAGAAACTGTAACAGGACAGTCATCAAGTGCTGCTTGGACGACTGCATCATATAATACCCTAAATAATACATCAAGCGAATATGATTCTAATAGTTCGTTTGAGACCATCGCAGATGGTATCATAGATTTTTCAGAGGGTAATCCCTTTGGTGACTTTGGAGGTGCAAATTAATGTTAGGTACATACACATACAACGAAATATTCCGAAAGTCAGTTGTGGCATTCGGTACTTTGTTTAATAACATAGAAATCCGTAGAAAGAAAAGTGCTACGGAATATGAATATATGAAAGTGCCATTGGCATATGGACCTAAACAAAAGTTTTTAGCAAGACTCCAACAAGTAGGAGATTTAACTAGGAAAGATGCGACTCAAATTACGCTTCCTAGGATTTCGTTTGAGATTTCTGGCTTCAATTACGACGCAACCAGAAAGGTCTCCCCAACACAGAGAGTTAGGACTGCTGTTGGAACTGACCTACAAAAAGCGTTTATGCCAGTACCGTACAACGTTGACTTTGAGTTAGCAATACTATCAAAGAATCAAGATGACGGTTTACAAATCTTAGAACAAATACTTCCATACTTCCAACCCACATTCAATATCACTGTACAACTGAACGATCAGTTACAGGAGAAAAAAGATTTTCCCACAGTTTTAAATACAATATCTTACGATGATGATTATGAAGGAGATTATACAACACGAAGAACTTTAATATATACACTAAGTTTTACTTGCAAAACATACATCTACGGTCCCGTTCTTGACGGTGAGAAAGACCTTATACGTAAGGCAATCGTCGATACTGCTACTGACAGTAAATCTAGTGCACCTCGTGAAATGAGATACACGGTCCAACCAGACCCACTCACCTCTGACCCAGATGATGATTTTGGTTTCAACGAAATATACAGTGAATTCAATGATGGAAAATCAAGAAATGCAACCACAGGAAACGACGAGTAAATTCGACGGTATCGAGGACGCTCTTGATGTAGAGACATCCATCGTTAAAGATGAGAAACCTCCACTAACAAAAGTAGAAGATACACCTGTAAAAGAAAACGAAGCAATTAAAAAAGACTACGAATATACTCGTGGCAATTTGTATTCGTTAATTGATAAAGGACAGGAAGCGGTAGACGGAATCCTAGAACTATCACAACAAACAGATTCACCACGTGCCTATGAGGTAGCAGGTAATCTAATTAAGAACGTGGCAGATGCCACGGACAAACTAATAGACCTTCAGAAAAAGATGCAAGAACTCGATGAAGGTCCAAAAGGTGCTGTAACAGGTAACGTTACTAACAACACAATGTTTGTTGGTAGCACTGCTGATCTTGCAAAATTCCTCAAACAGAAACAGAAAGAGGATAAATAGTAAAAACAATCTTGTGTCAAAAAGTCGATGTCTGTATTAAATGTCTTAGATACTACGACAGTGAGTGGTTCAGGTACTGCTTACATCGTCGTTAAAAGTGGAGTTGTACGTGCATATGCTGCATCTGCATCAACCATAAAGTTTGATAGCGGTCCTGCTATTACACTTGCAGCAGGGGAAGCAGTTTTGCTTTCAGTAGGTAAATCAAAAAACATCAGTATTACTGGTGGAACTAATGCTAATGGTGCAGTATTTACTGTTGCAGGTGGTGGACACGGTACAGGAGCAGGTGGTCGTCACAGTTTTGCTGTAGGAGATTTTGTTCAGACTATAGATGGTGGTGACACAAATGGTTTTGGAACAGACTTTGAATCTGCTGCATCAGCAGGTAAGAAAGTTACAGCAGTTGGTGACATAACAATTACTACAGACATTGATGCGTCAGGTGCAGGTTCTGCATACACAATCAGTGATGCTGATGTAATTGCTAACACAGTACCTATGTTGCAAAGAACTGTTAAACTAACAGCAGGTTCTGCTGATGTAGTTGTAGAACAAGTACAAATTGTTGGAGGTTAATCCGTGGAAATGAATACTAATAGTCAGTGGGTATGTGCTCATTGTGGTTTGACATCACCTCAAGGACACTGGAGACCAAAAACGTGGATGGAAAAACACGAAAAAAATTGTCCAAGAAATCCTGATAATAACAATGACTAATCTTCAATCATTCCAAAACTATGCTGAATCTTGTGGTTGCGATCATAGTGACGACAAGAAGAAGAAATCTAAAATTACCAAAGAAGAAATTATCAAAGAGTATGGTGATCCTAGAGTAGGAGCACGATTAAAACTTGCTCGTGCGATTGATTCAACTTTTAAAAATAAACCAAAGTACAATAGTAAGCGTGCTAAACTTTCTAATGCTTTGAAGATGTCGTCTATAAAAGGAGACACTAAGAGAAGACAGCAGAAAGAGAATCCATATTCAGCAGGTAAGAAAGTGAAGATGGCAATAAGATCTATGAGTGAAGAAGGATATGATAGGTATAAAGATAATATTGTAATGGCAGGTGGTGATCCAAGTTCACCTAAAAAATCTGATGCAACTACTGCTAACCATACAAGAAACAATGAGACTGATGCTCAAAGAAAAGCACGTATGTTAAGACAGCAAAAGAATAGTGCTAAAGCAGTTGAGATGGTTAAAAAAAGCATAACTGATAAGTATGGTAAAGGTGCGATAATGGATGTAGGTAAGAAAAATGAAGAGGTACAATTAGAGAAAGTTAATTTAAAAGATAAGTCTACTCAGTATGCTAGAAGCACTAAAGAGGTAGATACTGCAATGACAGATCACGTCAATAGAAAGAGAGGAACTCATTACGGTAAAGATGGTAAGGTCACAGAGGTTGGTCGCTATCGTAAACCAAGTAAGAGAGAAGCAAGAAATGAATTGATTAGTATGTACAAAGAAAGTAGGATGACTAGCACTAATGATATGCAGAGTAAATTATATGCTGCTAATAATAAGTCTGGTAAGAATCTGAGTGATGATGAGATTAAGAAAGAAAAAGGTGGACAAGCATTTCTTGATAGAATCAAAGCAGCAAAAGCAAAAATGAAAAGTGAAGGAACTTCTTATGGTCTCTATAAAGGTGATGGTAAGGTAAAGTTTAAACTTAACAAACCTAAAAAGAAGAAAGAAGTAAAAGAAGAAATGGGTAATATATCACATACTAAAACTAAGAAAGGTGGGAAGACAATTATAAATGTAAATAAAAATGATGAGGCAGATGCACAGAAAGCAATGAAGAATGATCCAAAATACATTCTTGGTAAGACTAGAGTGCAATCATATACTACAGAGGAATTTTATAGAAAAAAATATGATGTGAAGAAAGGTGGGTATCAGAAAACCACTAAGATGGATAAGTCAAACAAACGAGCAGGAGATAGTAAGAAACAAACTAGAGAACTTCATACAGATCTTGTTAAGTATGGTCACGCAAAAACAGGTAAGGCAAGCAATCTTAAAAGTGGTTTAAAGAGTTTCAAGGAATCTGCTTGGCAACGTAAAGAAGGAAAGAACCCTAGTGGTGGATTGAATGAGAAAGGAAGAAAGTCTTATGAAAGAGAAAATCCTGGTTCTGATTTAAAAGCACCACAACCAGAGGGAGGTCCCAGAAAAAAATCATTCTGTGCAAGAATGGGTGGAGTAAAAGGACCTATGAAAGATGAGAAAGGTAGACCAACTCGTAAGGCACTAGCACTTAGAAAGTGGAAGTGCTAGATAGTGTAACAGAAACTTTATTATGTTCCCAGACGTTATTGATTTATTTCCATCTACAGTTCTAAGATTCAGACACGAAGACTCTGATATAGAAACTGAGTTGGATAATGTTATAAGTGAAGTACAAGAGAAAGAGCAATTAGTTCTCCACTTTGGAGACGATCCTTCCAAGCAAGATCATTGGAGGGATTTTTTGTGTTCATATGAATTACCTAATCTAGAATCTTATATGGCAGAGTGTATCAATCATTATATTGGTCACACTAATTGGAAAATACCTGAGTCGTGGTTGAATATATATCCTAAAGGTTCTAATCAGAATCAACATATGCACCCTGGATTTGAGTTATCAGGATGTTATTACCATAAAACAAGTCCAGAACAAGGTCTAATTAATTTTCATAGTCCACTTGTACAGGCAAGAATGGATTGTTATGGTACGTATAAAGAGATGGCAGTAGAAACATTTCCGAATACTCTAATACTATTTCCATCTTGGTTAGAACATTCTACAACACAGAACCAATCTTTAGATCAAAAGTACTCTATAGGGTTCAATGTAACTATAAACAAAACTGGTGAGTTTCCATTACACGGTCAGTGGTATGGAAATCATACTATAATACACAATCAAAACTAATGAACAAGGCAGTAGAAAAAATATTAGAACCTATAGTCCTAGCAGGAGTAGTAGTATTCTTAGGATTTGTATTTCTTATTGAGGTAATAGATCTGTTTATTGCTAGACCTATTTACCAAAAGTTATTTAAAAAGAAAAGGAGAAGAAGGAAGTAATGGTTGTCTGGGGTGTCATCTGGATGGTAGGAATACTTGTTGTATTAGTTACTTGGTATATCGTCTATATACTAAGGATGGCATTTATGGAGATGAACGATGGGAGCAATGGTTCCACCAAGCAGGAAGAGTTGCTACAACTTCCGAGTGACGGAGATAAACCGAGTAGTTGATGGTGACACTATTGATGTTACTATTGATCTAGGTTTTGATCTATACAAAAAAGAAAGGGTGAGAATAGCAGGAGTCGATACTCCTGAGAAACGTACCCGTGATTTAGAAGAGAAAGCGTTGGGTATAGATGCTACTAACTGGATGAAAGAAAACTTGGAGAGTGCTATTGATGGAGAGTCTGAACTTACTATACGAACTGAACTCAAAGGCGGGATGGGTAAGTATGGGCGTTTGCTTGGTTGGTTATATATTGGTGATGCTGAAGTATCGCTCAACGAACAAATGATAACCGAAGGATATGCTTGGGCATATGACGGTGGCACAAAACAAAAGAACTTTGAGGAACTACGTGAGATACGTAGATCACTTGGTACACTTGTAGCAGGTTAACTGTGACAGAAAATCTTTGTGATGCGTTAGCGGATCTAATTCGCACGAGTATTGATGACTTGCCTGATCTTCAGATCAAGGAAACAGATCATAGTGTAATAGAACATAATCAAGTTACTATTCATAATGAAATGTGGAAATGTAAAGGAGTAAGGAAATTACATCTAGAAAGAGCGAATACTGACAAGATAGAAATTATTCATTGTGTCTTCTATCCAGATCCAGAATATTCTTTACCTATTTTTGGTTGTGACATTATCCAAACGCCTACAACTATTACTGCTGCTATTGTCGATGTGTCTCCTGTACACGGGATGGATCTCGACGATCAACTCTCTGTAGTTAGTAAAAAATATAATTTTAAAGATGAGAGACCTTTGCCTTTATGGGCAGAGTCGATCTTTTCACCTCACTGTAAATTTGCTAGATTGAAAGATCAAGAAGCAAGAGATGATTACTTCAATGTAGTTAAAGAGTATTTAAAAATATATTGTGATGCTGTAAAGGTAGGAAAGAAAGACCCACACTCACATTGGATACCTACAATGAAAAGATTGGATGATCAAACTTGGTATTGTATATCCCAAAGAAAGAATAAAAAAACTAAAGCAGTATTATCACAGTGGTTTAATACCGAGTGGGCAGATAAATATATAAACAATGTCTTATTTGACAAACCTTGGAGTAAGAATTAATGGCAGAAAATCAAATATACTTAGGTAATCCAAACCTTAAGAAGGCAAACGTACCAACTCACTTCACCCCAGAACAAGTTGGAGAGTTTATTAAGTGTAGTAAAAATCCTGCATATTTTATTCGTAACTATATTAAGATTGTATCTCTAGATGAAGGTGTTATACCTTTTAATATGTACGATTTCCAAGAGGAGATGGTACATAGTTTTCACGAGAATAGATTTAATATAGCAAAGTTGCCACGTCAGTCTGGTAAATCAACCATTGTAACATCATATCTTTTATGGTATGTAATATTCAACGATAATGTCAATGTCGCAATCCTCGCAAACAAAGCCCCGACTGCTAGAGAAATGTTGGGACGCTTACAGTTATCTTATGAGAACCTTCCTAAATGGATGCAGCAGGGTATTGTTGGTTGGAACAAGGGGTCAGTCGAATTGGAGAACGGATCTCGTCTCCTTGCTTCATCTACTTCTGCTTCTGCTGTTCGTGGGATGTCCTTTAATATTATCTTCCTTGATGAGTTTGCGTTCG